CAGAGGTGAAGGTTTAGTCGGTGGATTAGAAGAGTTCTCTAAAACTAGAAAAGAATCAGAGGCAACTGAGTACGCTAGGCAGGTTGCTAAATATGAAAGAGAAAGACAAGCAGAATTAGATGCGCTAGAAAAGACAGCAACTTTAGCAGAAGTGGCTTATAAAGAAAGTCAACTAACAAGTGATGAGCAAAAGATAGCACAAGACTTGGCTATCCAAAAAGCTAGAGCCCAAGGAATTACTGACATAGAATCAGTAGAGTTTGCTGAAATATATGCAGACGCTATTGAGTCAGTTGTTAATAAAGAGAAGCCTTTAAGTCTAGCAGACATAGCAGAAGGAAACGCTTTTCAGGCTTTAGGTATTGATCCAACTGGAGCGGGAATGAATACTGTGACAAGTATTCCCATACTTGACTTAAAAACATTAGAACAAGTTAACTAATAAGTAAAGAGCTTAGCTCTTGAATACACGAAAGTGTAACTAAAAATATGGCAGAAGAAATAAAATACATACCAATTAGTGACGAAAAAGTCACATCCTTATTATCAGAAGCTTCTGCTACCTCAGCCCAAGGAGCGTCATTATCCCAAAAACTTGCTCAAAGTCCATTAACAACTGAACCAACAAGAACTCCTAAAAATATAGCTTATGTAAGATTAGGCGATGATGCTGATAGTCCTATGGTTCAGATAGATGCTGATGCTCCCCAAGAAGAAATACAATCACTTTTAAAAAATCCAGAACTAGAGAAAAAACTATTTGAACAAGGGTATGTTTACAAGTATGGTGTAGGCGCGGAAAGATACAACAGACCCGATGATTTAAACGACACTGCTTTTATGAAAGGTTTGAAAGGTGGTTGGACTGGTCTTAAGACTATAGGAGCGGGGGCACTGGGAACCGTATTCGATTTACTGGGTGCAGAAGATTTAGAGAAAGCAACGAATGATGCTATTCAAAGATACCAACTAGAAGGACAAGCCAAACAATATATTAAAACAGATGATGGGGAAATAATTCCTTTCAGTACATCTGTCGAAGAAATATTTAATTCTGAAGCCAGAACAAAAGACTTTTTAAAATGGTTAAGTTTTAATGTGGGTCAAGGATTAGTAACCACCATTCCTATTTTTGCGGCAAGCTTAGTTAATCCCGTCATAGGTGTGGGAGCTGCTTACGGTATGGGTGTTGGTGATTCTCGAATCGCTCAGCTGGAAGCTACTGATTTTGAAAAAGCTAATGCTGGAATTTCTTTAGCTGCAGGTATCCCTTACGCGGCGGCAGAAAGATTTTTCGGTGCTGGTATGCGCTTGGCGGATTTATTAAATCCTGCTAAAGAAGGTGCAAAAGAAGCTTTTGAAAAAGTATTAAAAGAAAGTACAGCAAAGACTATCGCGAAAGCTACAGGTAAAAGTATGCTGGGCGAAGCAGTGGCTGAAGGAAGTCAAACTGTTGTCACTGAAACTGCAGGCAAAACTGAAGAAGCCTTATACAAAGATCAAAGTATAATAGCAGGTCTATCTGATTTATACACAGATAAAAATTTCTATAAAAATATAGGTGAAGCGGCAGCTGCTGGTGCTGCGGGCGGTGGACCATTTGGTATTGCAGGTGGAGTTGCCCAAAGAATAAACATTAATGAGGCGGGTAAAGTTGATGTAAAAGATTCTAAAGAATACACTGACCAAAGACCAATTGACGAAAACAATAAAGACCTTGTGGATAAGTTAGGTGAAGATTTTAAAAATAAAAAATATACTATTACTGGTGTAGGACAAAGCATAGGTATAGATGGTAAACCTATATTAGACGAAAATGAAAACCCCGTTAAGCCAACTTTTGAAATCAAAGGTGTTTATGATGACAAAGGTAAACGAAAAGTTATTTTAAAGGACACTACACCTGGAGCAGCGCGTACTTATTTAGATCAAGATGCTTCTATTTTAGATTATTTAAATGTAGAAGAAGATGTTGCAACAGACAAAGTAACTACTCCTGTACTACAAGTGGGTGAAATATATACAGATAATAAAGGTAATAGATTTGAAATATTAGAAATATTAGACCCAGATAAGTTAGGAGTAACCAATAAAACTATTAGGTTTAAAGAGTTAGATAGACCAGATCGTGAAGTTGGTACTATGGATTACAATGGTTGGGTTAAAAATGTTAAAGGCGGGTCATTCCAAAGATCAAGTGAGAAACCTGTTTTTGATAAGCCTGGTGACTATGATAAAGTTAATGTTAAACCAGCTACAACTAAGCAAAAAGAAAAAGCTAAAAATATTTTAAAAGCTAGAGGCTACACAGATGGTGCTATTGATCGTATAGATTCCGCTGGTAATCGTGCTTTACTGATAGAAGCTAACAGCGAAGATTCCCAAAATTATATTTCACCAGAAGAAACAGAAAGACTAGGTCAACTAGGTTACCTAGAAGAAATGGCTAATGGGTTTACTGTTGAAGTTCCGCGCGGCGGCAAACAATCTATATATACAGCACAAAAAGTAAATGAGATTTTAAACAACACATCTATAAATAGAAAGACAGGTAAAAGTGTTGGCAGAGAAATTCTAGAAGATATACTAGAGAACAACGTGGAGAATACAACTACTCCCGTAGGCAAAGAGGTAGTCGGTAGAACATCCGCCGTGCCCCCTCTGAGCGAACAGGAAATTGTTAATCAGTCAGACGAAAAGATAGCAAAGCAGTTATCTAAAATTGGTGATCAGTTACGAGATCCTAAAACACCAGAAAATAAAAAACAAGAAATACTTAACTCTAGAGATATTTTAGATGTTGCTTCTTCTACAGAAATGTATCGCCCTGCAATAGATAGAAGATATGAGATGGAAAGTCTAGCCACTAGGATTGGATTTGGTGGTACTCCTGCCGCGATTATAGGTTACCAAAAAGCAATTGAGGGTCTAAAGAAACGAGTTGGTATTACTGAAGAAGATAGAGCTGAACAAATAAAACAATTCCAAGATAGAATAGATTCTGCTGAAGAAGATTTAAGAAGATTTAATATTTTATATTCTTCTTTCGGATTTCCCCCATTAACTAGAGAACAATTTAATAAAATAAAACACAACTCATTTCCTAAAAGAAATGACATACGCCAAATGTATCAGGGTAAACCTGAAGGAAACTTAACACAAGTTAAAGAAGTATGGGAAGCAACAGACGATTCTCAAGTTATTAAAGCCAGAGAAAAGCAAACTATTATTAATGATAATAAAATTAAAGCGAGACTTAATCAAACTTTCTTAGGTACAATCAGCAATACTTTTTGGAATATGGATGGAGGCTATCCTGGGAACAAACCATCAGCTAATGCAGACTTAGCCGTAGTATATATGATGCCTAAAAGTTTTACCAAATTAGCTTTAAAAGAACCAGACTTAACTATGGCAAGACAATTGCAAAGACAAATTGCTTACGCTAGAGAAGGTACTAATGGTATCACTCCACCTTATTTAGAACTGACAGTAGAGCAAGATGAAAATAATAATTATACTGTAATTGTTAATGGACATGAAGGTAGAGGTAGAGCGCATTTCGCTAATAGTTTAAATCCAAACAAACCTATACCTGTTTTAATAAAAGTAAATCAAAAAGGTAAGAAGTATAAAAATTTAACATTAGCTAAAGGGGACAGTTACAAAGAAGTAAGGGATAGAGTATTTAGAAATCCTAAGACTATTTATCAGAACGAAGCTCTCACTAAGATAGATGATCTTCCTGAAGAACAGCAAGTAGAATACAATCCTAAAGCTTATACTTCTAAAGAGGTGCCTATTGTTGGATTCATTCATGACACTGATAGCAAGTTTGGTCCTATATTTAAAGATGATTATGAATATAATCCTTTTGGTATGGATATTCAAATGGCGCAACTTGCGCCGAGATATACTCAAGAGTTTACAAAGAATATGCCCAGAGTATATACAGCATTAAGAAATGAATTAGATAGACTAGGCTTAACATATGTAAATTTAAGTATCGTTAATAGGTGGTTAGATGGTGCCAGAGCAAAAGGTAAATTTATATCACATCAAGACATAGCAACTCAAGCTTTGAATTTCCAGAAGCCTCAATTGATATCTGTATTAAATAGTCCTAAAGGGGAATATGGTGGAGTTGTTACTACTACTGATTCTCAATTAATGACACTAAGACATGAAGCAATGCACGCTATGTTTAACAGTGGATTCTTTACAGATCAAGAAATGAAAGTGTTAAAAGATTATTCTAAAAGAGTTTGGGTAGATAAGTATAATGTTAGAAATAGTTATTCGGGACAGCCAAATGCTTCTGAAGAATTATATATTGAAGAGGGAATAACATTTGCTTTCGCAGATTACTTAGCCAATAAGTATGCAGCGAAAGGAATATTAGCGCAAGCTTTTGAAAGATTAAAAGCTTACTTAATAGCTTTAGGAAATGCGCTACGTGGTTTAGGATTTACAACAGCAGAAGATATATTTAATGATATAGATGCTGGAATGTTTAAAGAAAGAGTAGAAGAATACAAGAGATTAGAACGTAATAATATAATAATGAATAATAGTATTCTAGCTAAACAGTATGGTAAAGCTACTTTTGATACTCAGATTGTTAATGCTTTTGGTTCTCTATCAGATGCACCAGGTACACAACCCAATTACAAAAATAGTTTAGAGTATATTGATGAGCCATCATCACCAGATTTGGATACTTATATACCAGGTACTAGACAAACGCTTAGAAAAGAAATGCGTGAAATGGCTAACGATATTAAATCGCAGGAAAAAGAAGAAGCACGTGGTGTAGTTACTGAAAAAGGTTTAGGTACTTTTAGCAGAGTATTATCACACGCTAGAATCTGGGCAAAGAAATATCCTATTTTTGAAAAACTATATACTGCTGTAAATTTTAGAGATCAAAAGTCTAGAGAGTTACAAAGTAAGTTTGTAGAAATTTTAGGTAAGAGTTATTTAAAAGTAATCCGCAATCCTCAAGCTACAGATTTATTAAACAAAGCATTCGAAATATCTCAGCAAGTTCCTGGCAGATATAGAAGAGACCAGAATGGTCGAATAGTTTTTCGCGCTGATAGAGATGGTGATGGTGCTGATAGTAAAGTTAAAGCAGGGGATGTGGTTATCCTTGAAGGTGATTTAGCAGATGCTTACGAAAATGCACAAGAAGGTATTCAGTATATGCACAAAGAAATTGTTAGAGGTTTACTAGCTAATGATGCATCAACTGAATTATTAAATAGCGCAATTGCTTTAGCAATACAATATGAAGCATTAGATTTAACAGGCAAAACTTTTATCAATAATACAAAAGCTATCACAGAATTAACTGATAAAGATTTTGAGAATCTAAGTTATGCTGACATTAATCAAATTACAACAGCTATAGCTAACTTACAAGAAACAATTCAAGACAACCCAGAGTTTTTAATTAACAGAGGTATCTCTACTGATGAAGCTAAAATTTTAAATAGTGAAATCGCTCGAGTACTGGGGGCACGGGATTCGGCTGAGGTCGCTGGGTCTGGTATGCTTGCCTTAAGTAGCGAATTAAAAAAGTATGATGATTTTACGAAAACAGATTACGTACCTTTACAAAGATTTGGTAACTATTTTATTGTGGTAAAAGATAAAGATAATAAGACTGTTGATTACAGATTATTTGAAAGAGGATATTTTGGTGGAAGATTATCTAATGAAGAAAGGGAAGTGCGGGCTGAGCTTGAGGCGAAGTATGGTGGCAATACAGACTACACAATATCAGAGTCCAGAGAAGTAAGTATCCAACAATTAAGAGATAGAGTGCAAGCAGATTTTGCTAGCATAGATTCCGCCGCAAGTTTTATATCTGATACCAATAAAGAGTTATATAATCAAATAAGAAAAGAAATAGAAACTATATTAAACAAAGGAACTGATTTAACTAAAGGTCAAGTGTTAGGGTTCAGCGCTTTCATTAAACCTCGTAAACAAGAAGGCGGTATTCCAGGATATAGTACTGATTTCGCTAGAGCAATTACCCAATATGGTTTGGCTAGTAGTAATTTTGCATCTGGCAATAGATTCAATCACACAATAGGTAAGGCTTGGCGAGATACTCAAGACGAAAAACAAAACCCAGATAAAAATTTAAGAGAAGCTTCTAATGATTGGTACCAATATGTATTAAATCCTAAACAAGAGTTAGCTAGTATTAGAAGATTAGGTTTCTGGTATTACCTTGGTGGTAATCTTTCTTCAGCATTCTTACAGTTAATGAGTGTTGTGCAATTTAGTGGTCCAATATTAAGCACAATTTCTGGTAAGAAACAATCTGCCGCAATAGAATTATCTAAAGCATTTAAAGATGTTATGAAGATGTTACAGTTTAATGGTAGAAGATACCAAGATGTTTATATAGATTTTAATAAACTTCCAGAAGACGTACGTGAAGACGCGATGGCTGATGTGTTTAATGGTACTATTAAACAAGGTATGGCTATGCATGAAGCAGGTATGCCACAAGGTGGCGGAATTGTTGGAAGAAATGAAAGATTAAAAAGAAATTTCAGAACATTCGAGAACACTGTTATTGGGGGTGTGTTTAATACTTTTGAAACTATTGCGCGTTTAACTGCTTACATCGCTACACATAGAATAATGCAACAAACAGACGCTATGGAAAATGCTACTAAGTTTTTTAAAACAGATGCTGATTTCCAATCTAACATGGATAGGAATAACGGGGTGGCTACGCCTAGAATGGTAGCCCAACAAATGTTGGAAGAAACTTTCGGTGTGTATGGTAAATTAAATAGACCTAAATATATGAGAGGTTGGGGTTCTGTGTTCTTCTTATTCCAGACATACATCAGTCAGATGTATAGTTTAATGATTAGAATGTTTAAAGACCGAGGTCCTGCAGGTAAAAAAGCGTTAGCTAAAATGATGTTAATGATTGCACTTACTGGCGGATTATTAGGATTACCTGGTATGGATGAAATAGCGTGGTTAAGAGATTTAATAAGAAGTCGAGTAACTGGTATTGATAGAGATACTAGAGCAGAGCTTCGTAACATGTTAGTAGAAGTGTCTAATCCTAAAGTAGCAGAATTTTTTGAAAATGGTATATTTAATGCATTAGCAAATGTGGATGTCCAAAGAAGATTATCTTTTGGTAATATTCCAGGATCAGCGCAAATACGCGCCATTGTAGGAATGATGGGTATAAATACTGGGGCAAGAGCTGAAGAATTTTTAGGAGCACCTGGTGCTATCTTATTCCAAAATGCTAGAAACTTTTTTGGAGCTTATGATAGAACTGGAGATTTCCCATTACAGGAATTTTTATATGCAGTAACTCCTACATTTATTACCAACTTAATTAAAGCGGGTGATGTTGCGTTAGATGGTAGAGTTGAATCTAGATATGGCACAGTGTTAACAGATGATGCGGGAATATATGATGCCTTCTTACAAGGATTAGGTTTTACTCCAACTAAAGTATCTAAAGAAAGAGAACTTTTAAGATTAGAAAAATTAAACGCTGGTCAAAATTCTTTAGTACAAAGTAGAATGAATACTAAAGTAACTGCCGCTTACAAGAAAATATATAGTGGCATGATGCAAGAGGATTTTAATTTACAGCTGGAAGGTCAAGAAGATTTAAGAGAAATACTTCAAACATTATTTGCACATAACTCTAAACAAGACTTGGCAGGTCAATTAAATGTTGACGTACCAAGACTTGCCAGCGAAGCCTTGAAAGATTTAATAAAAGAATACAGGCTTCTAAAACAGGGATCTAAAGTAATACCTCTAAATGTTAAGAATGCTAAAGACTTAGGGGTAATGTACGATATACCCTAGCACATCCAAGAAACCCAATCTTTAGACTTCTTTTTAATAGGCTCATCAACTACTACAGGTACTTGAAAAGTTACGCCGTATTCTGGGTGGGTAAACCATAAAGCCTGTTGAGGTCTCTCTGATGTGAATCTATTTGAGTAGGCATATTCATCATAGCCTTTTGTGGAACCATTAACGATACAACCTTTTAAAGATATGTATTGGTGATAGTGTCCCATGATTACATAATCAATTGTTTTGTTTTGGTTATTGTATTCTTGCTTTATCTTCTGCACACCGCGCGCAATCGGACCAAGCATTCCCACAATCCCCGTGCCCCCCGCCACTCCGAGGCGATCACCATGTGTTAGCAGGTAGTTAACACCGTAAACTTTATATACGGTATCAAATCCTGTAGGTATTTGGAATTGGATTCGCTTGTCATTTTTAAAATGTCTAGCCAACAGATTGTATAACATCCAATCGTAGTTGGTTTTCGCGGCTTGCTTGTGGCGATATTGTTTATATGTACGAGAGTGGTTACCAAACGTACAAGGCACAAATACTTTACCAAATACATCCGCAAATTTACCTAACGCCCATGTGAGATTGTCCAGTAAATCTAAGACATGCTCAATATTAGAGCCATCATTACTCTCAGCTAGCTCATCATGAATATCACCCGAGATCATATCACCGCCTAACGCACAGATAATCCCAGGATATTTAGGATTAACCATATGGTTAGTGCATAGGTCTATGGTCGTATTGATTACGTTCTTGAATCTTCTCAAAGCAATTGCTCTATCATATTCATTGATACCATTGACCGCTTCTTTGTATACCACCTCGCCCCAGTGAAAGTCTGAGAGGAATATCGTTGGCACACCAGGTGCCCCCTTGGCAGGGGTATTCTTCGTCAACCATTTGGGTGATTTAACTTCATGCTTCTCTGCCTTGAGCAAACTGTCTTTAAGTTTTCGATGAGATAGATTCTCTTTGGCTAGTAAATCTACTTGCCTTTTCATATCACGCATCTCTGCGTCATGTGCATACTGCTGTTCAATCAATGCCGCCTCAGCGTCGGGGGGCACCAATGTGGGTTTAACCCCTTGCAGTTGTGCTTGTTCAATTCTCTCAATGAGAGTAGTGCGCGGGATTCCTAGCTCTCTAGAAGCCGCCGCTTTATTGCCTTTGTTTCTGATGACTGCATTAAGTGCATCAATCAGTATAGTTTTTGCTATTGTTTTACCCATAATTATCTCCTGTAGTGCGCGAATATTATCACGTTTTTTGACCCTTGTCAAGCAAATAATGATGTGGTATAATCTTTGTATGAAACTGACAGAAGAAATAAAGATAACAGCACCCATCGTTAAAATTGGTGGCGATGCAGTTAAAGTAGAAGCCCCCACATCGGAGGGTTCTTCTGAATCCCCAAATACTTAAGGAGTAAATTATGAAAAGTGGAAGACTGAGTCTATACCGAGACAAGGTAACTAAAAAAGCTAAAAGCAACAGTACCAATAAAAAGACAACAAAAAAATCTGATAGCAAATCTGGTAAAGCTAAATTCCAAGAAGATGCTCAGAAGCCAATCAAAGTCGCAGAGAAAATAAAACAAGATGCTCAAAATCGGCAAGGTTCTATTTCTGGCAACGCTGGCACATACGAAAAGAAAAATAATTCTATGACTTTTAAAGAAGCGTTCGCCAAAGCTAGAAAAGAAAAAGGCAAAGACTCTACGTTCACATGGCAAGGCAAATCGTACAGCACTGTTACTGCAGATGATGTTAAAAAAGCAGGCTTTAGTTCTTTAAAAGAATACTTAAATTCTAAAAAGAAAAAGTAATGCCTAAATTAACTGCCGCAGAAAAATATAGACAATTAAAAAAGCAGACAGAGGATGCTGGAATGAAGGTTACTGAAAAAGATGGTAAGATTGTAGTAACTAGAAAGAAGAAAAAGTAATGCCAATTACCAGAGCTAGTTTACCAAAGACAACTTCTTTAAAAGCAAAGAACAAAAAGAAAAAGAAGTTTCAAACTAAAGGTGCTAAAGATAGAGCCAAGGCTACGGCTAAAACAAAAGCTATCTTATCACAGCAAAGAGGAGAAGGATCTCCTCAAGGTAAAGTAGTAATGCGAGGATTTGTTAAAGCGTTATATGATAAAGTCAAAAACAAAAAGTAAATCCACAGTTAACAAAGCAGGCAACTACACCAAACCTGGTATGCGTAAGTCTTTGTTTAATAGTATAAAAGCTGGTGGAAAAGGTGGAGCCCCAGGACAGTGGTCAGCACGCAAAGCGCAGATGCTAGCCAAACAATATAAAGCAAAAGGTGGGGGTTACAAATCTTAGGATGGAAGGGACTTGTAAAAATTGTGGGCACGCTTGCCACTGCAGTAACTCATCCCAATGTCATTGCGGGTGTGCCAACTGCGAACATCAAACACAAAATGCCTAGCTTAAAGAAACCGCAGAAAAGTTTAAAGGCTTGGACCAAACAGAAGTGGCGTACTAAATCTGGTAAGCCATCTACTCAAGGTCCAAAAGCCACAGGCGAAAGATATTTGCCCGAGTCTGCGATCAAGTCTTTATCTTCTGGGGAATATGCAGCGACTACTGCTGCGAAAAGAAAAGGCAGAGCGCAAGGTAAACAGTTTGTGGCTCAACCAAAGAATGTTAAAAAGAAAGTAAAAAAATTTAGGAAGGTATAATGATCTGGTCTTTATTAGGAACAGTAGCTAAAGGAGCAGTAGATGTCATCAAGACACGTACTGAAACCAAGAAGCTAATGGCAGAAGCAGAACAAACGCACATCAGAAAGATGGCGGAAGGTGAGATTGATTTCGCGATTGCGTCACAAAAGAATATGCAAAACTCTTGGCGTGATGAATGGTTCACTGTCATCTTATCACTGCCATTGTTAATTGTATTTGGCGCTATCTTCTTTGGTAAGCCAGAGTGGATACAAAAATTAAAAGAAGGATTCGATACTTTAAATCAATTACCCGACTGGTATATCTGGGCATTGATGGCTAGTATCGCAAGTTCATTTGGATTAAAGGTATCTGATATCGCGATTAAGAAATTTAAAAAGTAATGTATCAAGTAGAAATATTAGCATATAAAATCATGAGTAAAATATGGAAGCTATTTGAAAAAGAAAAACCTAAAGATGAACATGAAGTTCACTGGGGTATAGGAGGCAAATAATGTTTGAAGAACTTAAGGAGAGAATAAAAGAACACGAAGGATTTAGGTCTTATGTTTATAAGGATTCATTAGGATTCGCAACCATAGGATACGGTCACTTGGTAACGAAGGAGGACAACTATGAAGAAGGTGTTGAATACAGTCAAGAACAACTGGAAGCCGTCTTTGAAGATGATTTTGAAAATGCCTGTGATTGCGCTCAATTGGTCGCTGACAATTTTAATATCAATCTTGACGAGCATCCAGAACCTGTTAAAGAAGTTCTTATAGAGATGACATTTCAGTTAGGTGTTGGAGGGGTAAGTAAGTTTAAGAAATTTCTTGGGCACTTATCTACCAGCACCTATCATTCCGCGGCGGATGAGATGCTCGATTCGCGTTGGGCAAAACAAACACCCATGCGCGCAGAGAAATTATCCTACACCATTAGAGAGTTAGCCCACTAACGTGGCTTTCCTCGTAGCTAATGTTCCACCTATTGAAGTCCTTGTTAAGAAAGAGTATCTCTATGACTTTCAGAGGGGGCACGGTGAGTACGAACCAGGAATCTGGATCACCGCTAAATCTATACAAGGTCGCGCATTATATTTCGAGACCTATCTCTATGAAACGGGAGCTCTATATGATAAGTTACCTATCTCGGCTTTTGTCTGGAAAGAGAC